TCAGAGCCCCATATCTCATTTAAATCACCAAACCCCTTGTCTATGATCATCTGAGCCATTTGTTTGGCCTCTACGCCTTCCTCTGTTAGATCTAGAAGGCCTTGACCAGCTATGTGATACTCCAAATAACTATGCATTGCAGTACCACGTGTAGCGGCAGTATTCTTTACTTCTTCAGCAGCCTTTTCACCAACTCTCTCCTTCCACTTAGCAATGGCATCTTTCTTTTCATCAGACTCAGTGGCGGAAAGGATAGTAGTGACAGAAGGTAAAGAAGTCTTCTCCTCTTCGATCTCATAGTGACGTTTTCCTTCCTTTAATGACCTAATTGATTTAGGGTAATTAAATTTTTTATTCCAACGCATTTTAATTAAGCAAGTTTAATTTGCTGATTGCTCTTTGTTTTTTTCTATCAATGTTCATAAAAGGTATGGATTGATTTAAAAAACTTTTAGCAGTGTCATTTTTATGACAATCTATCCTAATATGATAATATAAGTTATTATTTAATTTTTTTGCAACATAAATATTACCAAAATTTACTACATTTAATTTAAAAGCAGTATCTTTTACCCAATTTAAAAAATTTAAATTACTACTATATAAACTAGCTACAGTATATTTATCATCTACTTTTGAATAAGTACCATCACCCTCTAATAAACTTGTAAGATAAGGAACAAATTCTTTAGCAGTGATGTTTTGTTCTCCAGGATCGTATTTAGAATCTAAGTTTTCTATTAGAGTCTTAACATAATCTTTTTTATTAAAAATGTATTTTTGTATTTTTTCAGCAAACCAATGGGCTCTTTCATTTCTTAAAACAGAAATAAAAAGTTTTGCTCTATACTTAGCACCATTAGGTGTGGTTGTATTTTTTTCACAATACAATAAACTTGTTTCAAATGTTTTTGAAAATAATTCAACAGGTTCTCTGTCCTTTAATTCTAGTTGAGCATATAGTTTTTGAGTTTTACGTTTACTTTTAAACATAGCACTAAGTGTTTGAGTATAAAAACTTCCATCACTATCAAACCAACCGCCCCAATAGGCCCAATCAATTTCTTTAGCTTCCATTCTTTTAAACCATTCTTTATTATTTTTATTATTTTGTTTGTCATATCTTACTAATACTGTCATTGTTTTTTCTCCAAACAGATTTTATTTTTTCCCTGTTCTAAAACATAAAATCCAAAAGGTTTTAAACAGTCTGCAACTATTTGCATATTGTATTTAGGGTAGTCGTCAAATACAAATCTTGTATGTAAGGCCGCTCGATTCGCGAACCATATTGACTCGGTCAATACATCTCGAGTCATATGTGGACCATCAAAATGTACAAAGGCAAACTGTCTATCTTGATTATCAGGATGAGACATAAACAATGTGTCAGTTAAATTATAAAAACTAAATTTACCTGCGTTACGATATGGTTTAAAATCATTTAACATTGTATCTCGCATTACATCTGTATAGTCGCAAGTATATTCACCAGTGTTATCATAATGTTGATAAGAAAGATTCCCATAAGGATCGACACCGATGTGAAGATAATTATTAAGAACATTGTCCATAATAATTTTTGAACCCATTCCTTCTCTAACACCAATTTCACAAGTATTATAACCTTGACAATCAAACCTGTTAGTCCACGATTCCAATAATTCATATTCTGTACTATCTCCTCTTATCATATACTCTTCCGTTATTACTTCTTACTTTATCAGGCCATTTACATTTAATGACCATTTTATTATTTGGCTCAGAGAATATTACTATATCGTGGCCATAAGGTCTAGTGTGTATCCAGTGTTTTTGATATTTATTTAAAAATATACCCGTTACTTTCAAGGATGGTTGTTCCTTTTTGTTCCTTTTTGTGATCATAGCTGACCTTTGTTACGATACTCATCTACAACAGTTTTTAATTGTCTCCTGAGTTTGCGAACCTCATCAATTAATTTGCTGTTAAATTTATGTAGCTTCTCGTTCCTAAATTCCAGCCGCTCGATTCTCGCTTCTAGATCATCTGTATTTTTTTTACCTTTAGGATTATATCTAGGATGAAAGCTAGGATCATCTTGCATATACGCGATCTCAGCAGCTAGTTCTTCAGCATCTCTATGACTCATTGTACCCTCCAATTTGTATTTCTTAACAGATCATTTATTTCTTGCTCTGTTATTTCTACTTCACCTTGATTATTGCAATGTGCGCAATCAATCGTTACCTTTTCAGTTTCAGATGTATCTTTCCAAATACGTCTGTAACCATTCCCATTACATCTAGGGCATACCATTTTACCTGACATCTTTTTTCCTTTCTAATATACTGTTTGCAACAACTGGATTTATTTCAATTGAACTATCTAATTGTTTGCTGGTTAATACTTTTTTTATTTTATTAATTATAAAAATTGGATCGTATCCTGCGTTTTCACAAACTTCTTTAAAATCTGTGTTATTAAGATCAATCCAACTTCTCGTTGTTTTTTTTTCCTGATCAGTTAGTGGTATGGCATTATGTCTAAACGATAATGCTTCAAACACTCCTTGATACAGAACGGCTTTCCAAAGTTTTTCTTCTGGTGATTGTTCTATTTCAACATCAATAGAAAATAATTTTGGTCTACCTGCATTAGTTTTTAAGCTTGCCATTTAACTTTTTCGCTTTCTCTTGTACTAATGTTTTAACTACTTGACTGCGACTTAATTTGACATTGTCTGCTAATTTAGTCTGCATCCTCGTAATTGTTGCATACGTGTCTTTATCGACCGTGATGTTTTTGTACTTGCTAAAGTCAGTCATTATATGTATCCTTTCATTATTAATTGTTATATTTTAATATCCTATATATAGGACTTTATCACTAAACAGTCAAGGCTAAAATGAAATTTTTATTAGTTATTCAAATATGTTCTGTAATTGCGCAACAATGTACTCAACCTGTTGAGGTAGGCAGATATAAGGACCATTATGACTGTGCAACCGCAGGTTTTATTAATGCTATGGGTGCCATTAGGGAAATAGGCGTTGAAGAAGTAAATAAAAACAAATTATTAGTTAATTTTTCTTGTAAAGAACAAGAGGCTATTTAACATTACAATAGTGACCAATAACTAGTTTATCATCTAAAGTATACCAACCTTGGTGTTCGCCAATATTATCTTTATATTTTGCAATTTGTTCAATAATTCTTTGACCAACCACAGCACAATTATCTTCCGTATCAACAGGATAATAATTTTTTTCTAGTTTATCAGGACCAGCTAATAATACTACTATAACTACTAAAGACTTCATCCTTGTCCTCTTGGTTTTTTTCTTTTAGGTAATTTTTTATTAAATGATTTGGCGTGTCTGCCTGGACGTTTTCTTGGTAATTCTTTTATAAAAGTTATACTTCCGATGGATTGTTTCTTTTTAGCCATTTAGTTTCTTCTTCATCTAATTTTAAATATTTTATAGAACCATTTACATACTGTCTGACATCATATCCACAATTAGTACATCTGTAAAAATCTGTTACAATGGCAATTAAGATTGTATCCTCTTTGCATTCTGGGCATATGCCGCATACTGTATCTATGTGTCCTAATTTTAATTCTTTTACCACGGTTTGTACTTTACCTTATTATCTTCCCTATATGCAATAAGACTTTCTTTTTTATTTAAGTCTGATGAATAACTGCAATGGACCCACCCTGATGATGGTTCTCCCTCCTTGTAGAACTCAAGAATTAATTGATTCCAAATAAGGTTATCTTTTATCCATTGTGCTAATACTTTGTTATCTATTCCTGGAATTTCAAAGTCAGCTGCTGCTGATTTATTGTCTGCGCAATGTTCGCTAGTAATTTTTGATCCTATTTCAATACACAACTCTGCACATCGGAATCCAGAACTAATAATAAGTGGCCTGTCAAAATGACTACGGATCGGTTGTAAAATATTTACTGCCAATGCTTTTAAATTTTCTATTTGCATTGGTGATGGATTGTTATTTATGCCTTTACGTTCGGCAACTTGTGACTTTATCAGTTCGTCTAAACTGATATTAGCTGTAAGTTTCATTTTTTATAGTTTAATATACCACCTGAGATGTCCATAAGTCCAGTCTCACGATTTAAGTATTTGTATTCTATCTTAGTCAATTCAAAGTCTTTTGCAATCTTTTTACAAATATCATTTTCATCAAATTCACCGCAAGAATACACATCAAATTGTATCATTGCAGGAACAGGTTCGTCCCAAGTGTGCATTACGATGTGTGAAGTTTCTATTATTGCTGCAACTGTTAAACCTCTGTTGCCAGGTACGTCTAAATATTTTGCATATGGTCCCATTAATACTTTCATCCCTATTGAATCTACAAATTCTCGCATCCAATCCGTGATGTGTTCTTCATCTTTTGGCGGACGTTTAGATTCGGCGCGCACAATTAAATGTTTATGTACTAATAAGTTAGTCTTCATTAGGACACTGGCATTGTTTGATGCCAAATATTTTGCAAATAATTTTCTTAATTAGTTTCATTTAACGCCAAATATACCAAAACACCTATGATTACAATAGCTATGCCTAGAGTTTCCATTATTTTTTCATTATCAATTTTTTGATAGTTTTAGTCCCGTCTATATTAATTTCTATTTCAGCTTCTGTCTCTATGCACTGAATGCTTTTATTAGTCATACTCATATTACGAGTTAATAATCTCTTATGTTTTAAACATTCAGATAATGAATCTTGTATCCTGTTTTCCATTAACTTATCATTGACAAAAAACATTAATACTACTACTGTTTCGATCATTTTTTTCTCCAATATTCAGTTATTTGTTTCCACTCACACTCAAAATCTTCACAAGTATAATCGTATTCCTGGAAGGTCCCTGCGTTAATGCCCGTTTCCATTTCCATTGCTAAATTGAATATCTCTTGTTGCGTCCTTAAGCTTTTCAACATCTTTTTTTAATTTTTCAATTTCCTTTTCGGCCTGCATAAGCATAACTTTAACGTGCAGATTTTCTTCTAATATCTTTTGTTGTTTTTCAGTATCTTCAGCCAAAGCTTCTAAAAGAAAAAATTGTTCTTTGTCAACAGGTACTTGATCTGCTTTTTTTAGTAAATCTGCTTCCATTAACTGAAGTCTTGTCTCTAATGTATTAAGTGTATTAGTTAAACCAATATACATATACACAGCAAAACCTGCTGCAGCTATTAGTGAACCAATAGTTTTAATATCTGTTTTTACAGATGTATCTTCAGTTATCTTGGACATTATTTATAAAAATCTTTAAAAAACCAATCTATAAATTTTTTCCACTGTTTTTTAATCCAGCCCATATTTTCCTCCGTTAATAACAATGGCTCACCTTTACAAGTACAGTCCATACAACCACATCCACATTCTGTTTTGTCTCCAAAAAATCCAGAACCTTTACAGTGACATTTATGGTCACAATCTTTGCAATAAGCTTTCGCCATTTTTTCCTCCGTAGTTTAATGATTGATGCGTAGATTACGCGCGGGTATTAACCGTTTATATCGCCCCAAGTTGATCCTGATTCAAAATCAACTTTATTTGGTACTGCAAGTGTAACAGCATTTTCCATAATTTCAATTATTTTTTTTGCTTGATTATCTGATTCAATTGATATGTCTAATTCATCGTGTATTTGAATATGTGGTATTATTCCTTCTTTATATAAATCTAACATAGCTTTTTTAGTCATATCAGCAGCGGATCCTTGTATTAATTTATTTAAAGCTTTGTAAGTAAATGCTCTTTTAATTCTTCCACGACCATATGTTCTTTCTGCTTCTTCATATGTCATAGGTGTATGCATACCAAAAGTGTTTGGTTCCCATTTATCAAATCTACATTTACGACCTAACAAAGTTCCAATAGATCCTGATGCTTGTGCGTGATTAGAAGTTCTATTCATTAAATCTTTTACAAAAGGAACATTCTCGTGATATTTATTAAATAGATTATCTGCATCAACTTTACTTAAACCTAACTCAGCTTGTAGTTTATTTTTACCCATACCATAAAACAAACCAAGATTAATTGTTTTAGCTTGTGTTCTAGATATGTCAGCCATATCTGCAACTGTTTGATGAAAGTCTACAGAATCATTTTTAAATTTTTTTACAATATTAATTACTGAATCATCAAAACAAATTGGTTCAGTAGCTGCTGCATAATGCACAACTAATCTAGGTTCTTGTTGTGAATAGTCAAAACAACCCCATTTGTGATTGACTTCAGGTATAAATAATGATCTAATCATTGGCCCTAAATCCTTATTTCTTGCAGGAATTTGCTGTAAATTTGGATTAGAATAGCTAAATCTACCTGTTACAGTACCACCTTGATCAGATCTAATAGGATTAATATCTGCGTGTATTCTACCTTTATACTGATGTTTAATAATTGTATCAATAAACGTAGTATGTGCTTTATTAATTTCTCTTGCTTTTGCTATTAACTTAATTGTAGGATGTGGATGTTCTGAAAGGAAATTTTTTGTAAATGAAGGTAACTTGGATTTCGAAGTTAGTTCGTAAGGTAACGCAAGTTTGTCAAACACTTTGGCAATACTTCGTGCTGCCCATATTTCAACTTCTTCTCCTGTATGTTTTTTTACTTCTAGGAGCAACTGTTTTTCTTCTGTATTCAATTGTTGCTTTAGTTTATGAGCTTTTTCAACATCTACTCGAACGCCTTTAAATTTCATTTCAATTAAACAAGGAAATAATTCAGTTTCTAATTGATAAATGTTTTCTAAATTTTGTTTTTTAATTTCTCTAGATAATGTTTTAAATAATTCTAAAGTTAATTCAGCATCTTTTTCTGCATAATTACCTACATACATTGCAGGTAGTTTATACATTTCTGCTTTAGCATCTAAACCAAAAGATTCTGCTGCTTCTTTTAAAGCTTTCTCATCTTTAACTTCTCTTAAGTATTCAAATGAAATACTGTTTAACGTAAATGAAAATCTATTTTCATCAATCAATGATGCCATAACCATTGTATCAACAATCATTCCATTGATTTTAAATCCGTATGCTTTTAACCAACATACGTCATACATTGCGTTATGAAATATTTTTGTAGCAGGTGTTTCTAAAACTTCTTTAATCCATTTTAAAACTTTTTGTCTATCCATATTACCACCACCTTCGTGTGCTATTGGATAATAACCAGACCAACCATCTACTGCTATAGCAAAACCCACTATCTCACCCATACCTTGTATGGCTCCTGATCCTCTTGTTTTTAAATTTGGATCTTTAGTTTCTAAGTCAATTGCAATATATTTATATCCTTTTAAATCAGGATAATTTTCTGGTGCTGACCATTCTGTAGATGCTTCAAACATTATAGTATGCTCCAAATAAATCTTTCAAATGCTAAAAAATATGCAAATGTTGCCAATGTTAAAAAACATAAATCAATCCAAGCTTTAATATTTATCATTTCTTTTTCCTTTATGACATTTTCTACACATAAACGCGCAATTGTAACTCATATTTCTTTTTTTACATTTAACACATTTATATTTCATTTCTTCCTTTTCATATCTTTTATCTTTTTTATCTCTAGTTCGCAATAGTGAATTATCTTTTCTAAATCCTCTATTCCATTTTTATTCTGGTACCTACAAACGTACTTCACAACGTTCCCCTGAAAGAAGCTGAGATTATTTTTAGATATAAATTCATACGGTTGAATGTGAAACGATTTATAATGTGAACCGCCTATTTGCTTTTCTTGAGGAAAAGCTTTTTCAAACATATCTTTTGTTGTCATTATATTGGTCCTCCTATGTTATATTGATATTCTGATGTTGGTTGCATCAAGAATAAGTTATGTTTTGCTCTTGTTACACCTACAAAAAAAGTTCTGTGTTCTGGATCCGCATTAAACTGTGATGCTTTATAGATAACTCTATTTAAATCTAAAAACAAAACAACATTGTCTGCTTCTTCTCCTTTTACACGATGTATTGTAGATATTTTTATTCTAGGTTTGCTCATTAGATCATCACCTGAATTCAGTAATACTTTCATATAATCTTTAATGTGTTGTGATATATTAAATTGCTCCCAGCTCCCCGTCACTCGCAACCCGTGTTCCATTCTAAGTGTATCAATATCGACACTATCAATACTATCTAGACTCTTACCTGATGAGAATCCATATTCAACGTGACCTAGTTTATAACTTAAACAACTATACAAATCTTTAGCATCATATTTATCTATGTATGCACCTTGATTTAATCTTTGCCAAACTCTGTAAGCATTCAAAGGTTCTGGTGGTAGTATCTCATTATGTTTTGCTTCAAACCTATAACCTTGATTATAAATTTCTTCTGCAATCGGTTGTAACATTTTATTGGTTCTAGCAATTAGCATCCAATTTCCTGTACTAAAATCTATGTCTTGTAAATAAACATTTTCAAACACTTCTCCTTCTTCATCTTTAGGTTGCCAATTCTTATCTAATCTTTCTGTAATATTTGGTAATATTTTTTTAGCATATTCAAATACTTTTTTAGGAACTCTTTGTGATTTTATTTGTGCATCAAACGTACCTTCTAAATTTATAAATATTTCTGAACTAGCTCCTTGAAAATTATATATGGCTTGATCATCGTCCCCTGCAATATAAGAGCGACGGCTACGCCCTTCTATGTAAAAAAACATATCCCATTGCAAGGGACTTAGATCTTGTGCTTCATCTAGAAACACAGCTTCCACAGGTGGACATAAATCCTTCCTGATGAAATCGTTTATCATATCGTGAAATTCTATCATCTTAGTATCTTTCTTATACTGTTCTACTTGGTCTTGTATTATTTGTGTGTAATTTAAATCAGCTGTAATATTTAATTCGGTAGCTGCTTGTACTAATCCAATCTTCTTTGCTCTTGAGTATTCAATCAATTGCATATGTACGTTTTTGTATCTTGGTAATCCTGTATCATCTACAAAAGTTTCAAAACTTAAACCTTGACATATTGGATTTGCATTTTTAAATTTCTTCCACTCCTTACCTTTTAATAATTGTTTCTTAACATCTAATCCTAACTCTTGTGCTCCAAGTGCGTGCAATGTACTTACTCTTATTTTAGGATAAGCTATTCTTTTTCTAGCTTCTCTTTCAGCTGCCTTACTAAAAGATATGTAAAGTATTTTATCTTGTGGTGTTTTATGTTCTTCAACTTCTTTTTTAATGTATTGCATTAATCTATAGGTCTTACCTGTTCCTGGTGGTCCAGGTATTATGATTCTAT